ATGAAACATATTACCCACACCATTTGCAGTAGAAGTAATAATAACCTTTGAGTCTTTACCCGAGGTCACCACGGGATATGTTGCAGTATAGAACGTCTCTGCATCGTCCACAAACGCAAACTCGTCCAAGTATAGTAGATTGATTGACATACCACGAATCGAACTTGAAGAAGTTGCAGCTGCAACGACTTTACTATCATTTGCAAATTCTATTGACCCTTTATTGAGAATCTTAACACCAGGCTGTAAAAAGAATGGAACAGACTCCAACATGGTCACGACACGTGCAATCATTTCTCTTGCAATTGCACCTTTGTTAGCAAGAACTGCTACAGTGACTTCGGGTTTAAATAGTAGGAACCACAATAGATATGCACACGAAGTGATTGATTTACCACTCTGTCTACTTGCAAGAACAACACTAAATCTGTTCTTGTCGTAGTGATTAATTAGATTTTCTTGGTATCCACGAAGGGTAAAGGGAACCATTCCTTCGTCTAGTGATATAATTTGTGTATAATTTTCAATGAAGTGTGTAGGGTTTTCAGAACACTTTAAGTATTCTGCCATTTCTTTATCGGTGTATTTTGTTTCTACACCTGCCCTTTTGATTAGATTATTACCTAGATAACCTTCATTTTTTGAATCAGTCATTATTCTTTTCTTTCTTCAAAAACTTTTGTAGTTCTGAAGTAGAACCAACGTATAGGTGATTTTCGACTTTACCTATTCTTTGTTCGTCTTCCTTTTCTAAATCTTTTAGTTTCTTTTGAACGTCAATGAGTTTCTCTGCAGTATCAGCTACAGTCTTTATTAACTGTCCTGCGACCTCATATGCACGTGGGTGTTCGGTTTCTTTGGATAGTTCTAATATACCTTCAATTGCATCTTGACCACGTTCTACGAGGCTATAGAGGTTCTCTCTTGCATATTTGTAGTCTGTATCTATATTCTCTATCCTTGACGGGACTTTGACTACCTTGGTTTCCTTTTTAATATCAGAATTGATATCTAATAAAGAATCTAACTTTTCATCTACTGTTTCTTTTGTCATAATTAACTGTCATCGGTTTCACTAAAAGTTTCTTTAGAACCGTCATCATAAAATGTCACTGTTTCTGCAACTACGAAAGTATCGTTAGGTTGAACAGAACCAACAAATTTAAGTGTTGTTTTATCACTAAGTGTCACATTTGAACTTAGATTTACTGATAATCTATCACTTGCAATTGACGAAACTGTTGGATTTGTTGATAAGTTTGTTCCAAATACTTCGTCTCCTACACTTATACTACTATTTATTGCAGTTGGGAAGGTCACTTCTGCTGTGTTGGATACTGCATTTGATATCTCTCCAAACGCAGGTTCATAGTGTTTAACCTCTTTGACTAATCCACTTTCATTAATTTCTGAAGTTGTGAATTGACCTGAAATATCTGTATTGATATATTCTCTTTCAACAACATTTTTAATAACACTTCCAGTGTAAACAGGGCCGAAGAAGTAAATTTTCATAGTAAATTCTAGTGTATATTCTATTACACGTCTTTCTTCAAAACTTCCTTCGTATGTATCTTCTAAACCTACAGAGTTTAATATGATTGGAACGTCTCTAGTATCAGACATATCGTCAATCATTTTCATAGTGACTGTATATTCGGGTTGGAAATATGGTAATATCTGTTCTACAATCTGTAATGCATCAGACATATTCTTTGCAAGAACACTTAGTGTAAAGTTTAGATTATATGGTGCTGGATTATATTGATATGAACGATTGGTTCCGTCTGTTTCTAAACTTGATTTAGAATGACGTATTAATTTATTCTGTTGTCTAGTTGCATCATACTCAAATCCTGTCAATTCAAATGCCATTCTTGGTAGGTTGATTGAGGTGACGTTTAAATCTCTCTCTTTTGCATCTTCTGTAAGTCTTGCAAGGAACTTTTGTTTAGGGCCGTATGAGATAGGAACTAAATTTCTTGTTAAAACTGTTCCGTCTTCTTTGATTTTTTTAGTATAGATATTATTGAATAGTGTTCCAAATATCGATACAGACCTTTTGATAGTCTCATTGTAAAAATATGTTCCAAACATTAAGGTTCTCCAAACGGATTCGTTTCACTAAAGTCTAGATAATTATTATCCTTATCTTCGAAGTCTTTATTTTGTGCAACACTTCCTTCCATAGTCATTACGTCAACAATACTTGTAATCGTTCTTGTTGCACCCGAAGTTGCACCAATAAGTCTATCTCCTTGTGCAAGTGTAGTAATGTTGTCTTTAATAATAAGTTCTCTGTTTGAACCTCTGTAGTTTACAACCTCACCAACTACGACACTATTCAGTGTTATGTGTTCATTTGCAACATAATTTCCTGAATCACCCTCACCTTCTGACATAGTCATAGTAATTGTATATGCACGGTCTTGTTCGACCAAGTCTGCATCTGTTCCAGTATCGAAATCCTCTCCACTGTATTCGAACAATGAACAACGCATTTTGAATACAAATAATTTTCCTAACTGGAAGAAAGGATTTTGGTCTTCTACGAATCTGATTTCAAACATAGAACCTGAAAGTGGGAAGTAAATTAAATCCCCTTCATTTGGTCTAAGTGAAGTTGCAAGGTTTGAATCTAGTGATATGAATCTTTCCCAAGTTCTTAATGATATAACGAAAGTTGCTTCTTCAGCAATTTGAACACCGAACTTAGACATGAGGTCACCCTCACCTTCAAATCCACCAGCTGGATTTTCTAAATACATTTCTACAGAGTATGCATCACCGAAACGTGATTGAACGTCTTCTGTTAAAATTGTGTCTTCTTCTACTACTTCTCTCGGTAGATAAAAAACATCATGACCATAAAATCTTAATGATTCAACAACTAAATCTTCGTAAAGGTGTTGTTCAGTAGAGACTGCATGGTTAAAAAATACATTTGTAGGCATAATATTAACCCATCATATCCATGACTGGCATTTCAAAATTCAGTCGGGATTCTTCTTCTAATCTTGTTATCTCGTCTTGTGCTTCTTGTTTCATTGCAGAACCGTCTAGTGTTATACCGCCAGGCAGTTCAACTCCTTGGAATTTGGAAAGGTTTTCACCCCACTGATACTTGACCAATGCAGTTGAATACTTCTTTAACCACATATCATTGTAGATATCAGTCATGTCTGTTGGGTCTAATTTTCTATAACATTCAATAACGATATACTCACCAGCACTTAATTTACTTGCACTGTAGTCCATGTAGAGTCTGTTAGAATGCATATTGTATCTAATAGGTATCTGACCCACTAATATATCATTTAATAGTGATAAGTGTGATTGAACTTGTGAGTAATATAAAACACTCGTTGAAGTCAAATCATACAAGTCATTCAGTCTTAATTGATATTGAATATCAAACATACTTGAAGTCTGACCTGAATTGAAAGGGAAAATATTGATTACACTTAACACATGTTCGGGTAGTGTAATGTAGTTTTGACCCTCACCATAAGTTTGTCCTGATATTGCTTGTGTTCCTGTTGTAGCTGCATTATGAGTTTCATTCGTTTTGAATGAATCAATCTCATCTTGAGTAATTTGGTGTTTTAAATACGTCTTAATAGAACCATCGTAATGATACTCTCTGAAGTATTGCAGTGCTTCGTCCATTCTATCGTCAAACTGGTCATCGTCCACGTTAATTTCTAGAACTGGAGCTCCAAGTTTTCTTTTGATATACTCTTTTAAGGCTGCTTTTGAATTTGGTTCTGACATAGTAATAAATCCTGTTTATTACTATTTATAGTAATTCTAATCTTGGAAATATGTTTTAGATTGGATTCTATCTAATTTTTCTGATAGTCTTTCAATTGAATCCATAATTCTTTGAAAATCTGCTTCGATTTGTTCTCTAGTTGCATAATCACGTGCAATTTCTTCACGTGTTTTGTTGACTAGTATATCAAGTCTTTTTTGTTCTGAAAGAATGTTTCTAACTAATAAACCTACAGGCATTAGTATGAATGTTAAGATAACATTCCAT